GAGCGCACTTATGTTCGTGCGGTATTTCGGAATGTTCCGTATCGAGTATATTACTATCTGGATGTGCAAAGTCAATGGTAAATAGATAATTACCGTAGTGCCATTTTTTATCTTTACCTATATACTTACCGTGTTGACCACTTAAAATATCATATATAGTAACAGCAGGGTAATAACTAAAAGAATTCCAAAGTTCCAATTCATCAAGTCTCTTGGATGGAACATCGTTCGGTTGAAAACCACGTTGAATAAAAGCCGTAATTGGGAGACGATAAAAGATTGCGCCATTTTCCATAATAGCATGCCATAGGATAGCGCGACCTGACATACAGCTAATACCAAAGATAATACAGTCTTCAACTTCTCCGTGATGTTTTTTGCCGTCATATAAATATTCTCTCCTTATTTGTGCGTACTCTGGTGGTATGTTTGCATTTAAATATGCCATAGATAATCCTCATTATTTTATGTCACCCCAGTTTGTACCTTTTTCGTAATCTACCTTATTTGGTATCTCAAGTTCAACTGCAGATTCCATTATTTCAGTTATTCGTTTAGCTTTTTTATCATCTTCTACAGAAATATCCAACTCATCATGCACTTGTATATGCGCTACAATACCTTCTTTATATAGTTCTAGCATAGATTTTTTAGTCATATCTGCAGCAGATCCTTGAATTAATTTATTTAAAGCTTTGTATGTATAAGCACGCTTGATACCTGGCCCATGTTCCTGGACAGCTTGATCAAAAGGTAATGCTTTATGCATACCAAAACTATTTGGTTCCCATAAATGAAACCTACAAAGTCTGCCAAGTAAAGTTCTTATCTGTCCACGTTGCTGTGCTCTGTTAGATACAGACCTTGTTAAACTTTTAACAAACGGAACTCTTTCGTGATAGATAGAAAATAATTCTTCTGCTTTGTCTTTCGATACACCTAACTCTGCTTGTAGTTTTGCTTTACCCATACCATAAAACAAACCAAGGTTAATTGTTTTAGCTGCATCTCTTGGTATGTCTGCCATTTTAGCAACGATTGTATGAAAGTCTGCGTCTCCAGAGTTGTAAGCATCTTTAACATTAAAAACGCTTGTGTCTTGATCAAGGGATGCATAGTGCACTACAAGTCTTGGTTCTTGTTGACTGTAGTCAAAACATCCCCAGTCGCAACCAGACTCAGGAATGAATAGGGATCTAATCATCGGTCCTAAATCTTTGTTGCGAGCAGGAATTTGTTGTAAGTTTGGATTTGAGTATGAAAATCTACCAGTTACTGTCCCACCAGTATCTGATCTAATTTGATTTATATCTGCATGAATCCTACCATTGTGTTCGTGTTTAATAATTGTATCTATAAATGTTGTATGTGCCTTGTTAATCTCTCTTGCTTTTGCTATACATTGTACTAAAGGATGACTATGAGTAGAAAGAAAATTTTTAGTAAATGAAGGCGCTTGTGTTTTTGCTGTCCGTTCGTATTCCAGGTTTAATTTATCAAAGACTTTGGCTATCGACCGTGCTGCCCATATTTGAGTTTGTACTCCTGTTTCTTTTTCTACTTTTTGGAGTAAGTTATCTTCTTGTTTTGCTAACTGTTGCTTTAGTGTATGAGCTTTTTGAACGTCCACTCTCACGCCAAGAAATCGCATATCGACCAGGCAAGGAAAAAGATCAGTTTCCAAATCAAAAATAGATTGTAAGTCTTGATCTATAATTTCTTTCTGCATAACTTTCCAAAGTGCTAAAGTTAATTCTGCATCACGTTCAGCGTAGTTACCAACATACATTGCCGGCATCTTCCACATGTCTGCTTTAGGATCTAGTCCCCATTCTTTTGCAGCATTATTTAATTCTGTTTCGTTTTTACCATGGCCACAATAATCCCAACCTAATGATCCAAGATCAAATCTAAATCTATTTTCATTAACTAAAGATGCTGCAATCATAGTGTCAACAATTCTTCCGTTAACTTTTATACCCATAGATTTTATCCATGAGATATCGTACATTGCATTGTGAAATATTTTTGTAGACTCAGACGCACAAATATCTGTAAACCATTGAATTACCTTACTTTTTTCTAGGTTACCACCACCTTCGTGATCGAATGGAAAGTACCCTGCATAGCCATCTGTTGCAATTGCAATACCCACAACTTTACCTTTGCCAACTACAGCACCTGATCCCATACTTTTTAAATCTGGATCATGTGTTTCTAAATCAATTGCAATCTCATCACAAAATCTTAAATCAGGAAACTCAGTAGGTTTAACCCACTCTGTCTGTGCTTTAAATATCATTTATAATCTCTCTCTTTAATCATTTCTAAATAATGTATAGCTTTATCTATGTCTTCTACTCCGCCTTTGTGAGAGTGTCTGCATATGTATTTTATAGCATTGCCCTCTGCAAAAAGCAATTTATTCTTATTTATAAACTCTGCTGGCTGTATCTCCATGTACATATAATGTGTACCTGAAATTTGTTTCTTGTATGGATCATCACTCATATTTTAAACTCCTTAGATTTGTTTGAACATTTTATTAAGTATAAATTTTGCATAGTTCTTGTGATACCTACATACCAAACACGATACTCTTCATCTTGTTTGTAAACAGATTTTTTTGCTCCTTTAAGTGTGTTTGCTGTATGATTTAAAAACAAAACAACATTAGTTGCTTCACCACCCTTGGCCCCATGTATTGTTGATACTTTTATTCTTGCGTCTTTTGTTGGATCTTCATTGTTTAATAATAATAACCTCATGTAAGTTATCTGACTGTCAGATACATTGTTAAATGCATCATACCATTTTAATGATAGATTCATTGGTCCTTTTATTCTTTCTTTAATTCTTTGTAATTGTATGTCAGGAAGAGCAATCTTTTTTTGTAACTGCGACCAGTATTGTATATCTTCATACAAACTTTTACCAATACTATTTCCTTGTGTTGTATTAAAAAATAAACCTTTCTTTTTTAAATAAGTTGGTATTGGTTTTAGTAATGATTTAGTTCTAGTTAATATTAACCAATCACCTGTAGACATATCTATGTCAGATATTTTATATCGCTCGTAAATTTCACCAGATTGAGACTTTGGAAAATATTCTTTGTCAATTCTATTATCTTGTATTCTATCAATGACATCTAATGCAATTTTCTGTATACTACTTGGCACTCTTTCTGATTTTGTTAATGGTATTTCTGTTGCATCATAGTCAATAAAAGAATCTACATCTGCACCGGCCCAACCAAATATAGCCTGGTCATCATCACCTGCTACCCACACATCACACTTTGTATCTTGCTCTATTTTATTTATCATAGACCATTGTATTAATGACAAATCCTGTGCTTCATCTACAAATATAACATCAAACTCTGGTATATCTTTTTTATCTAAAAATTTCTGTATCATGTCTGTAAAGTCAATAAGACCATATACTTTTTTATAGTTGTTAATTTCTTTTTCTATTGCATCTAGTTTGTTTCTTTCTATTTTAGATAGATGTTCGTTTAAATCTAATTGATCTAATACAGATATTTGTTTTACTCTTGCTAAGTTTATTAGTCCTAGATACTCACTGTCAGATGAGAATATACCATTCCAATTGTTAGTTTCATATGATGCGTATTTAATTTGTATACCACAGCTATCACCTATTGCTTTGTAGTTAAGATCCTGCATAACGTTTTCTTCCTTAAGACCTAGTTTATTAAATGCTAGAGAGTGCAGTGTTTGAAAGTATTTTATATCTTTCTTTGTAAGTTCTGTTTTTATTTTTAAGAATCTATCTCTTGCTTCACCTGCTGCTTTACGAGTAAAAGCAAAGTAACCTATACGATTTAGCGGTGTGCCTTTGTCCACATACTTTTGTACTTCGTTTAACAATTTTCTTGTTTTACCTGTACCTGGTGGACCTACTACTTTATACCTCATTAATAGTTACTTTCTTTTCGCTCAACTGGTTTGTATTCTATCTTATCTATATGTAGTTGTTTTAGTCTACATACCTTAATTGTTTTACCATCTACATTTAGCGAATGATTAAACTCAACCAAACATTTATCTTTTAATTTCTGTGCTATTCTCTCTTCTGGTATCTTCCAACTAGACCCTAAGTGATCTATAAAAGAATTAAACCTAAAGAAGTGATGACCTTCTTCTGTCAAACAAGAACCACTGTTAATTTGTATTCTGTTTTTTGCACGTGGGCCATTAACACAGTATTGATATAACTCTTCGTTTAATCTATCTTCTACCTGCGTGCCAGCTGGAGGTGCTATTTTAGTAGAACCTTTTCTAATTTCTGTTAGTTTTGCTCTAAAGTCTTTTGGTTTTAACGGTTCGTGATAGATTCCCGTCTGTTCCCATATTAAATCTAATAACTCTGTTTGTTTTGTAACAAACCTTCTATGGTTTGCAACGACACCTTCTTTAGTACCATCCGGAAGTAAAACATTAAATCTGTATTCTGGTTCTGCATAAGTAATAATTTCAAAATCTGTAATGTCAGGAAACATTGTAATACTATCTGATTTAACACCAAATGGACGTGAAAAACAAAGTGTACGCATACACTTGCTTTGTATTGGATCTTCATAACAAGTATGACCTGCAGTATCTTTTTTCCATGCAGTTATCTTAGAATCTAATTTTGTTTTATCCCATGGGTCTTCTAGATAACTATAGTTTGCTTTTGCAACTTGGTCTGGCCATTTGTCTTTGTATTTTTTTTTAGCAAAGACCATGTAGTTATACATAAACCTATCTCTACCATCATCTAATTTTCTTTT